AGTGGCGCGCTACCGCACGGGCGACGACGTGACCGTGCGCTGGAACTGGTCCTCTGCGTTCACCCAGAACACGGGCGCGGGGCTCCAGAACGCCGGGGACGCCGTGGCCTCACCGCTCATCAAGGGCACCTTCCTGGTCGAGCTGCTGACCCCTGCCGACGTGGTGGTGCAGAGCGACACCCTGACCGACGCTGAGGTTGTCTACCCGGCCGCCACGCTCGCCGCGGCGCCCATCAGCAACGGCAACTTCAAGGTCCGCGTCACCCACTCGTACAACGGTTACAGCTCGGATCCCGTGTCCTTCACGGTCACCCACATCTAGGAGGCATCATGGCACGCCCCGCACCCGTTCCGATCAACAACGCCAACCAGGGCTGGGACGCCACGGTTGACGACAACTTCGACATCCTCGCCAACGCGCCTCTGCCGATCCACGAGGACGCCGCGATCACCACGCTCGCTGCGCTCGAGACGGCCTTCCCGGCCGCAGCGCACGACAGGTGCTTCATCTGGATCAACCTGACCACGTGCGGGTACACGCTCTGGTACTCCAACGGTGCAGCCTGGATCACCTTCGGTGTCGAACGCCGGCCGATCCGCTCCTCGAGCGCGACGACCACCCAGCTCATCACCGACAAGTTCGTGCGCTTCACTGGCGCCGGGGCGGTGGACTACGACTTCCTGGCCGTGGCCTCCTGGCCCGGCATGACGGTCGAGGTGCGCAACGACAGCGCCGGCATCGTCAACCTCGACCCGAACGGGTCCGAGACGATCAACGGCGGCGGGGCAGGCGTGGCGCTCGCCCTGGCCGCTGGCGGCACGGCCCGGATCTACAACGACGGCACCACGCTGTACGCGGCGATCTCAACCTAGCGCAAGGGGCGCCTTCCAGGGCGTTCCGTCTGCTGCGGGCTCACCGGGCGTTGCCTCCCCCGGTGGGCCCGCTCTCTTGCTCCTGGGCCGCCCTGCGGGCCCTGGCCTTCGCTCCGTCCCCGCGGGCGGCCACGGGCTCGGCCACGGTCTGGAGCGTGTGGACGCGCCGGCAGAGCTGGCACTCGGCCCGCTGGTACTTCGTGGTCGTGACCGTGTAGGTGTGAGTGACGCGGAGCTGCCCCGCGCACCCGGACTTGGTGCAGTTCATCTCGCTCTCCTGGCGCGGCCTCTCGAGCCGACGATGTGGTTTTTCTTCTGGACTTGCACGACGCGCCCGCTGACGCCGACGTGCGGGTAGAACGCCATGACGACGGTATCGGCGCGGTCGGGCGACTCCGTGATCTCCGTGCGGTCGCGCCACTCGTCCTTGGTCTCGACCTTCAGCTTGCCCTTGCGGTCGGTGTAATACTGGCGCGTGGCGAGCTGTTTCAGGAGCCGCTGGTCGTTGGGTAGGTGGACGATGTGCTCCTTGACCAGGTTGCGCATGTTCCACCAGGCCTCGCTGTACTGGTCGGCGAACATGGAGCTGTCGGCCGCGCGCGACTGGGTGTGGAACTCGTGAACCTGTTTGCCGGACTCCCAGAAGGAGTGGACGACGCCCTGGCCCATGCCGCCCGCGTCCGGGATGAACCAGCAGTCGTTGTTCTTCCACCCGGCCTCGTACTGGAGCTTGAAGGCGAAGTCGGTGACCTCGCGCGGGTCGCGCTTGACGAACACCTGGTACGCCACGATCGCCAGGCCGACGCGCTTCGCCACGCAGCTCTCGTCGCTGCCGTAGCGCGCGTAGTCGATGCCGATGGCCTTGTTGATGGGCAGAATGTCCTGGATGCCCGCGCAGCCCAGCAGGCTGGTCTTGGTGCAGGTCAGCAGATCCTCCATCGACATCAGGGCGTTGGGGTCCTGGTTGGGGAACTTCCCCTGTACGCGCACGCGGTAGACGTCGCTGTCGCGCCCGTACTCCAGCTCGAGCGCCCGGTTGCGGCTCGGGCTGACGATGTGCGGGTAGTCCATCGCCGTCTCCTCGGCGTCCCAGTTGAGGCAGTGCCACTGGTCTCGGTGCGTCGTGAAGCAATCGTAGAACGCACAGTCGGTCGTGTTCGGGTTGCCGATCTCGATGAACAGCGCGTCGGGGTTGGACAGCGTGCCCTTGATGGTCTCGATGATGGGGCGCGGCACGCCGGAGGCCTCGTCGGCGATGAACGTCAGGCGCTTCTCGTGGATGCCCTGGAGGTTCTCGGGTCGGGTCGCCGTGGCGGTCTTGATGCCCCAGATGTCGTTGCCGTTGATCTCGATTCTGGTGTTGTAGCACTTCACGAACGCCTGGAGGAGCGGGTGGGCGTCGCGCAGGATGCGCTTTCCCTCGTCCACCCACTGCCGGCACTGCCGCATCGAGGGCGAAGTGACGATGCAGAGGGCGTCCTGGTGTCTCAGGCAGCGCCACAGACCCACCACGAAGCTCGAGGCGGTCTTTCCGGGGCCCTGGCCGCTCGCCACGGCGATGCGCTTGAGCCTTTTGTGCTCCGGCAGCATGCTTTCGAGCTGCACGAGGTCGAAAAGCTCCTTTTGCTGCCAAGTCGGGCCCGTTCCCGGCGCTTGCATGCCGAAATTCAGGCCCTCTTTGGCGAAAATGTTGATATCCGAGCGCCAACGCTCATACAAAGGCTGAAAGTGACGTGCGAAACGACTCATTTTCGGACTTCTCGGATCGCCGTAGGCGTGACCGGCCCGAGCGCCGGGTTGTGGGTCGTTACCAGACCCGAATCAGGACGTTTTTCTCGTTCTTGTTGGCCTCTTCGAGGGCTTTGCACGACTCCGTGAACTCCACCGAGCTGTCTCCGGCACACAATTCGATCGAAATGAGCGCCCGGGAGGACTCCTCGCGCACGATCGCCGGCAGGTTGGGCATCAGACGCAGCTCCCAGCCGTTCACGCCGCCCAGTTTGAGCACGTTCCAGCGCGGGAAGTCGCAGATGTACGTCAGGTCGTTGCTCCTCGAGCGCACGACCTTGCCCAGGAAGTCCATGAACTCGACCGAGGGGTAGCGCGCGGGGGCCAGAACGACGCAGGACGAGCCCTTGGACACCAGCAGGCGCCACATCGCGCACACGGCGGCAGCCCTCGCGGCTTCGAAGGAGTCCCCTTCTAGGAAGTCCACGCGCTTGAACATCGCGTGGCGCGTGTGCTCCAGGCCTTTGACGCACGCATCGAAGCGCGACAGCATCTTCTGCTGTGCCGGAGTCGGGACGAGATCCAGCCGATCGCAGAGGCTAAGCGGGCTTTGCATCGTCGCTTCCAGGGCTTTTTTGTACGCCAGGCTGAACATTGGAGTGGGTGGACAGGCCGAGGGTTCGGCGAAGGTCGTTGTTCTCTTCCTGGACGAGCGCGAGCTTGACGCTCAGATCCAGCACGGTCTGGTTCATGGACTTGATCGTGACTTCCAGCTCGCGGATACGCGCGAGCAACGTGTTTCGGTACTCGCCCTTCTCGAGTCTGCGGTTCTCGAGCCAGACGGCCATGAGCTTGGCGCCGCCTGCGCCGACCAAGGCCGTCAGCAGGGTTTTGATCCAACCGGGAAGGTCATTCAGCTCTTGGAAGTTCATTCGCAGCCCTTGGTGTTACGGGGGTGGGCGCAAGCCCACCCCCTTGTCGTGCCCTACGGGATCGCCTGCCGCACGCCCTTCGCCGCGACTTTCAGCCAGGCCGAATACGCACCCACGTCCAGGACCACTCCGTCCAGGACCACGCCTTGGTCGGCGAGCATCACGTCCGCTTGCATGAGCACCAGCTCGACGCCCGCGGCTTTGTAGCCCTGCCAGCCCAGGCTCTTGTTGACGAGCGCTCCCAAGCTGCCGAAGTCCACGTCCACCTGGCCCTCGTCGGCCTTGCTGGCCATCGACTCGAGCTTGCCGGCGAGTTCGCCAAGGTCGGCCGCGCTCAGCTCGCCCTCTTCCAGGGCCGCTTGCGCGCCGATCTTGACCAGCGCTTGGAATTGGACCTTCTGTCCTTCGGGGGTGCTGGCACAGGCGGCCAGCGTCAGCGCGAAGGCGACACACATCGTTGCGAATCGGTTCATTAGGAGTTCTCCTGAGGTTGGATCAGGACCGGCGCCTGACCGTCTGAGACCATGTGGATGAGCTGAGCCGGGGCCAGCCCTTTGAGGTTGAGATCGTGGACGCGCACGCCGTACGAACGCAGCCGGCGTTGCGCCACCGAGCGCAGCTCGCCGTCCACTCGCTCGCGTTGAGCTTGCAGGTCCTCGAACCTGTGCGAGATCACGACGTCGCGCACGGCGATCTGCGCCACGTCGTCAACGTCGTCGAACGAGTTGAGGTTCTTGATGCAGAAGCGCTCCACGTCGAACACGCTGTAACGGATGATCGCGCCCGCGGTGACGGTCCGGCCGTCGCGCGTGACGAGGGGTTGCTTGGGCACCTCGGCCGTTTGCTTGGCGACGGGGAAGTCCTCGAACTCCTGGAAGAGCGGCCACAGGAGGTACCAGCCGGCGCCGAGCACCTCGATCCCTCCCCGCGGCCCGTAGCGCACGGCGCCGTAGCCCGCGCGCACGATGCGCCGCTGCGGCAGCACGCTGAGGATGCCGCGCGCGTACTCGCCGATCCAGCCGAAGACTTCACCGATCATGTGGTACCTCCCGGGTGCCTAGCAGCGCTTTCAGGGAGCCCGCACGGCGCGCACGCCGGGCAGGGCGCCTTGGAACAATCCCCACACGTACGACTCGAGCCTGTCTTCGCTGACGTGGAAGCCCTTGACCTTGGCGGTCATCACGATCGGCCCGAGGATCTCGCCCAACTCCACGGAGCTGAGGGATCCCTTGCGGATGTGCGTCACGAGCTTGTTGCAGGCCTTCGCAACCAGGCTGTCGAACTCGGTGCTGTCGTACTGCACGTTCGCGGTGTATCGCAGCAGGACGTTCGCCAGTTCGAAGCTCAGCGCGTTGCGCAGCGAGTCACGCAGGGTGATCCAGTTGACGCTCATCGGGGGTTCTCCTTGTCGAAGGCCTCGAGTGCTTCGGCGTCCTCATCGTACTCCACGGGATGCTCGAAGGCAACCGCATCCACGGTCCGGGGCTCCAGGGCCCTGGGGGCCTCCAGGGCGGCGTCCTGGCGGCCGGCGACCTGGGCGATCACCTGCATGAAGTCCTTCGCCAGGTTCTCGGGGTCTGTGCGGGTCAGGCCTTGGATCGCCGCGAGTTGTTTCAGCGCCTTCAGCTCCTTGTCGATGTTCATTTCCTCCTTCGCGCGGCCCACGAGGTCCTTGAGCTGCGCCACCATGATCGCCCGGTCCTCCTCCACCGAGGAGCCCCCGGTCGCCAAGGCGTCGGCGCGCGCCAGGCGGATCAGCCCGATCGCCTCGTTGCGCCCGAACCCGTACTCGTCGCGGATGTGCTTGATCGCCGCGCGCTCGCCGCAGTCCACGATCACGTCCTGCGCCTCGTCCACGAGGAGGTCTTCCATCGCCAGGACTTGCTTGGGGGTCACGCCCGCGTGCATGGCGGTCTGGTGGTGCAGCAGCCCGCGCATGCCCCTGAGGCCCCGCTCCGTGCCGGTGATGTTGAGGTCGCGCGCGATCTCGCTCACCGCCGCGCACCATCGCTTGGCGTGCTCGCGGTCGGTCGGGGGCAGCAGGGAGATGCCCGGGCCGATCTCCACCAGCACCGTGCTGGCCTGGCTCCGGCGCATCACGTCCTGCTGGCTCGGGCTCAGCATCGGCTTGAATTGTTCCGTCCACGGGCTCTCGGCTAGCTCCGTGGCGTTGTCCAGCGACTCGTCCTCGGCGCACAGGCCCGTCAGCCGCGCGAGCACCCGGCAGATGCGCCACATCACCAGGATCCGGTGCGGTGCGTCCTCCTCAAGCGGCATGGGCAGCTCTTCGTCCCGAAATGCCTCACGGAGTCGGGCGATGGCCTCCTGGCCCTCCAACTTCCGCGGCGGGCGCGGCTCGAGGAAGGCCTCGAGCGCCTTCATCGTCACTTCGACCTTGTGCTGCTGGCTCATGGTCCAAGGCTAGTCCTAGCCCCAGAGCCACAAGTCTACCGCCGGCCGCGCGCGCTGTCAACTCCTAAGGCCTTAGGACTTGAGGCCCATCGCGTTAGAAACAATGGGCATAATAACGACCCAGGAAATAGGGACCCCAGCATTTTCGCCCGGCGATTTTTGCCCGGGGATTTTC